AGGATTAGGTTGTTGAGCATTAAGATTAGATTGACTAGGTGCATCAGGCGCAAATATTTTAGATAAAATAGATGAAGCAACCATATTTATAGCAAAAGCAACTGTGCTTACAATCCAAGCTTCAGTTCCTGCCGCTAATATAGCAGTAGCAATAATAGTTCCAATTGCGTATGCAGGTGAGCATAGCAAAAAGAATATTAAGAAATTAATTATAAAAATCATTGCATCCAATTTTCTTCTATTTTTTGAAATCCAAATCTTGAATAATCAAGATCAGGGCTAGTAGTCATTTTAGTAACAGTAAATAATTTAATTCTGCCTTCTTGTTTTAATTGATTGGCATAATCAATATATTCCTTTAATAATCTTATTCCTACTATTCCTATTCTATATTCAGGTTTTACATACCAAGCTAATTCATACATAGCATAAGTTTTATCACACCATATTGTAGGTGTTATAATTGCCATAATAAATCCTATGTTATCTTCAATAAAAATAACACCTTTACCAGCAATAATTGTATCTATTAAAGAATAAATATAATCAGGATTATCTAATTCTTTGTATTGTTGAATAGGACTTTCATCACGAAACATTCTTAACATTTCGCCTAATTGTGTCTTATCGTATTTTGTAGCTTTTCTAATCAAGCGGTTTTTCCAAAAGCATAATTAATAGTTTCAATAAAATTAACTCTATTCATTGAAGTATCGCCAGGATTAAAAAATTCCCAAGCATTGTTATTAGTATATCTACCAGCAGTTCTATTTTGAAGAATAATTTGAATGCTAGATGCTGAAGCAGTTATAATTCCAACATACGCCCTTGCTTCTTCCATATATTGTTCTGAAATAGAAAAAGAACTAATATAGCCTGTAAAAAATTTATAAAGACCACCTGATCCGCCTGTAGTAATTAATTCATTTTGGTCATCAAAAAATCCATGCCACATTTCAATTAAAGAACCTTTAATATCATGTCCTAATACCCATCCTAATAATGCAGTATCAAGTCCGACTAAAGTTATAGTTGTTTCATTGGCAGTTGATTTAATGTCGCGTTGAACATCATTTACTTTAACTAAAGCGCCAAGCGCATCAAAGGGTTCTGCATCTACGGAAGGAATTGTTAATGCGGTAGGTGTTGTTGCAAAACGATAAACGCCACTAGCAGTCGTAACCCTTACGAAATCCGCCATCCTTATGTTATTAGTATTTTGTATTGGTATTATATCGTTTGACATTATAAAACCGCTTCTATTGCTTTAAATGATCCACTCCATGATATGAATGAATCGTTAGTCATTGGAATAAAAGTATATCCTGGATATTCTGTAAGAATAACAGGAAATGTTATGCCAATATAAGTTAATCCACCTAATGATTGTGTAGTGCCATATTGACCTATAACTGCATCCATGGGACTTGCAAGTGTAGTCATAATAGTTCTATGCACAGGAATATTAACTGTTGATCCTGCACCTCTTTGAACATCAGCAGTTGCTATATAAGCATAACGATCAATCTGTAAAAAGTCGCCTATTTTAACAATATAATCAGTTGAGGGTATTGAAGGAAGATTTCCAAGCACAATAGTTTTATTTGCGCTTGATGTTTGATATTGACAATCAGGTATTTCAGCAGAATTCATGTCGCCTTGATAAGCAATATAATTCCACCAACCTGTAGAACCAAAATTTAGATAAGATTCATATTGACGATCCACTTCACGCAAGTTAGATAATAAACTTCTATTTTGACTATAAAGCAAATAATTCATTGGCTTCATATCAAATTGAAATGGTTGAACAGTAAGAATTTCTGAAGTAGCAACACGCTGATTTCGGCTCATCATTTGACCAATAAATCTATGGTCATTAATGCCTACTGATTCAGATATTGCTAATATTTGATTTAATGTAGCCATCTATTATCTCGATTGTGGTAATGATCTTTGAGCAGATTGATTAGCGCCCCAAACTGCTTGTTTATTTTTAGCCAAAAATTGTGTTGCGCTTTGTGTATCAATAGCACTCATATTAGCAATGTAAGGACCATTATACACGACTTGAGCGCCACCACCCATGAGTGATCCTATTTGATTATTAGGAACAATAGTTCCTGCTGATTTAGGAATAAACATTTCAGGACCATTCTCACCAATAAGAGAAGCTTGTCCTGCACCAATTTCATTGCCGCCAGCAGACTTTAATATTGATCCACCAATAGCGCCTGTTGATCCTGTAAACATGCCACTACCGCCACCGCCAAATCCTAATAAACCACCAATAGAACCAAGTATAGAAGTCATTTGAGCGCGCATTTGAATTTTAATAAGATCAGCAATAATGCTTCTAGCAAGATCACCAAATTTAAGTTTGCCTGTATTTACAAAGGTATCTAAAGCAGATTCCATATTTTGAGTTACAGATACAAAAGCTTGCTCGCCCATTTTAGCTGCATTAGTAGCGCTATCTGCATAAGAAGCATAAGCTTTTTTCCAACCAAATTCAAAAGTTTTTTGTGATTGAGCAATTTTATATTCTTCTTCAACTCTTGCTTTTTCTACTACACCATAATTAGCAATTTGTTGTTTAGTCATTTTCTTTTCAATTTCTAATTGAAGCAATTTTTGTTCTACATCGTAAAGGTCTAATTGTCTTTTTCTTTCTGCTTCGCCTAGAAATGCAAATTCATTTTCTTTCTGAAGTCTTCCAGCTTTAGCTTTAGATATTGCAACTTCTTTTTCATAAAATTGAGTTTGTGTTTTTAATAATTCATTAGCTTTCTTTTGATCTTCAGTTAAGCCAAGTTCTCTTAATTTATTTGCTTGAGTTATTTTAATTGGATCAAACATGGGTGATACAAACCCAAAAGGACTAGATGGAACAGTTGATCCGCCAGCATTAGATTGTTTTTGAAAGGCTGCTGAAGCCCATTTATTCATACCTTCGCCAGCGGCAAACTTTTTACTATTTTCTGCTAATACTTCAAATTGTCTATTTAATAACTGAAGGAATGGCAATAAGTCATTGGCTAATTTAACTCTAAAATCCATCCAATGAAGTTTCATTTGATCGATAGCCGTATTTACATCCATGAATGTTTTATCGCTATCTTTGAATTTATCTTTGGCGGCGGCATAGTCTTCGCCAAGACCTTTAATATCAACCCCTTTAACTGCTTTTGATAATAGTTCAAAAGCTAGTGCATTTCTACGAACAGGGTCTTCAATCTTTGAAAGAGCTGCTAATGTTTTTTCAAATAATTGTTGCTCGGTTAATGAAGATAAATCTTTTGAGGATATGCCAAGTTCTTTGAATGATTTTCGAAGCTTGTCTGATCCTTGGACTGCTTCATCAACTTTGTTTGTAAATGATGAGAAAATTCTAGCGGTGCTATCAACACTACCGCCATTGACTGTTAATGCTTGAGATAATCCAAGAACTGAAGATACTGCAACTTCATTGGCTTTTGCGACATCGGATATTTCATCCGCAAACATAACGGCATCTCTAGCTGCACTTACAAAAGCAGCGGCTACTGCACCTAAACCTATTTTAGCGCCAAGACTAAAGCTATCAACTTTGTCTTTAGCTTTACCTAACCCTGCATTAAACTCGCCTGCATCAAGTCCAAGTAAAACTGCTAATCTTGAAATAATAGCCATTATTTGCCTTTAAATTTATCTATTGTAAATCCTGGTGCTTGGCTCATAAATGTTAATAATGAATCGCTAGGATCAGCTTTTTCATCATCATAAATATAACCATAAGCACTACCAATGACGGCTTTTAAATCATAAGGTAAACTACTACTTGGTCGCATATAATTAAATACCCCTGTGGTAAGCTTTCCTAGGGTCGTTATAACGCTTCTATTTCCAATTAACCCATCAGCATACATAATTGTTATTTCGTTCCATGTAGCTTCATCCAGCGCGTCTATAGTGTCTTGTGTATGCCCGTTAAAGATCATAGCCGCTTTAACTTGAGTTCTTAACGAGCTAGTTACTTTGAGCGAACTTCCTTATATTCAGGACTAATAACTTCATTAATTTTATCAACTAAAGTTAATTGAACTGCTAATGGAAACTCTGCTTCTACATCCGCATAAGTTAAATCTTCTAATGATCCCGTTTCAGGAATTAAAAATTTAATATATTCAACTATTCGATATTGTAAAGAATGTTTATTTTTGGCGGTTTCTCTTAATGATCTACCATCTACAATAATATCATTATCTGTAACTTCAACATTTTCTTCTTTTTCAATATTAGGAAAGCTTTTAATTATTTCCTGATACATTTCTTCTACTTTATCTTCATTAGGATTTTTAAAGTAATTAAAAATGGTTTCAATTTCATTTACTGATGGAATTCTTACTTTGAAAGTATGATTTCCTAATTCAAATGTTCGGGTTAAAATAGATAATCTATTTTCCTCATATTTTGATCCGAGGGCTGATCCTAATTTGCTCATGTCTTATTTTCCTTGTGTAGTTGGGTTTTTAGCTTTAAATTTTTCTATATTTACTTTTAAAATATTGCCTAATAAATTTGCTACTTGTTGTTGCTGACTTTCTAATGAAATTCTTAAATAAGGTTTAGCACCTCTTTTTGCAGTTCCAAATTCGTTTGCTATAGCGCG